GGCAAACACAGTAGGGGATCCAGAAGTGATAGATCCAGCATCTGCACTGTCACCTATTCTAGCTATTGCCTTATTGTTTACAAATACTGTGCCTGATCCTGCATTAATTGCTGCGGTATGTGTAACTGAACAGCCCGAACCTGTGAGCCTATGTACCACGGTAGGATCTCCCTGGCGTTCTACCCCGAGATTATTTGCAAAGACATCTGTAGATGGACCCGTTAAAGTGGTTGTGCTGTCACATCCATGGCCTGTTGCTATAGTGTCTCCTATTCTTGCCACTGGCGCCATAAAATTATCCTGTGATTATCCCGCCGGCATTGACTGGCTGTATTCCGGTGGTCTGATAGGTGTATTGGTCCGCGATTTCTTTTACTGTATGGCCCTTTGCGATAATACTGTTTTTGTTGAATGCAAATTCTTTTTCAGGATCTACAGTCATAAAAACTGGAGTCATAACAGGACCCTTGCTAGTCACAGCTAACATTAGAGGTTTTGCTAGATTCATTTCTGTCATATCTTCGCCTGTGTATTTCCCGATAACTTCTTCACCGGAAATAATCTTAAGGCTCACGATATCGCCTACGCTGAATTTTGATTTTTCAAATAGCATTAAATTTCCCCGTCCCCATAGCCCATGCTATCTCTATCAAATAATTTTTGAAGATCGGTAAAGCCACCTATGACATCTCCGTTTATCACGATTTGAGGCACAGTTCTTGCCATGGGAATATGCTCCAACAGTTGTTCCTTGGACCAACCTGAACCTATTCTCCGTTCTTCAAAGTCAATATTTTTTTGCTTCAACAATGCTTTTGCCTGATCACAGTATGGGCAATTATCTTTGCTCCAAACAACAACTTTCATTTTCTTTCCTTTTTTCCATTAATATAATATCTCTACCTATTCACACGCCATTGACCAATATTATTTGCCACTCTGTTTTTATAATTATCGTTTCTGTATTGTGGTGGCCATTTTCATCATAAATTAGGCAGTGCTGCGTAATCTAAACTATCACTCATCACGCCTATTACGTAGTTTGTAGATTCATTTTCTTGCAGTGCAGTTTGTTTCTTGCTAGTGTCGCTGTGTTTGTTGAACCAGGGAATAGGAGTAGTTTTCGAAGCTGGCGCCCAATATTTAATGCCAACGTCTTTCAATGAAACATTAGCCGTAAAATCTACAAAATCTTTAAGAATATTAGCATTTAAGCCAATGACTGGCCCTTTCTGGAAGAGATAATCTGCCCAGGCCTTTTCCTCTGCAATTACGTCTCTATATATCTGCATGACTTCTTCTTGGCACACGCTGGCAGTGCTGGCAAAACGAGGATCTTCTTTCACGACCTGATTGATCAGCCAAGCAGTCCAGCCTTTGTGTAGTAATTCATCCTGTAGAATTAAACTGATAATATTTCCATTACCAATAAAGATTTTATTTTCAACCATGGCTAAACTAGTAGCGAACGACACCATGAAGCGAAAGGCTTCCAATGCATATGAGGCGTGTAATGCTAGATAGATTGCCTTTACATGCTCCTGTTCAGGAACCTTTTCACCCAATTCTCTACGACAGTTAACCAGATGGAGGCCGTCATAGTACCGACCTACACTCGATGCCATGTCAACTATTTCTTTGGTTTGATGAATAGTGTTGAATACTTCTTTGGGCACGTTATAGATGTTGCGAATGATATGACTGTAGCTTCGACTATGAATATTAGTTTCAAAAAATGTCCAATTATAAACCAAGGCTTCAAGTTCTGGCAGGCTAATTACTGGAGTAAAAATTTGGCTGGGGCCGCGGCCTTGTAGACTATCTAATGCAGTCTGGCGGAGCAGATTGCTAGTGAAAATATGTTTTACCGCGTCGCTGGCATCCTTAAAATCATTGGCGTCTTTGCTGAGGCTGATTTCTTCCGGCACCCAAAAGAAACCGCGAGCTGTTTTTTCAAAGTCAGCAATCTTGTTATATTTTACTTCTTCGAAACGTTGCACGGTCACTGGACCGGCCGGATCCAAGAACATTTTACGCTGGAGATAGTCTGTGTTTGTTTTTAGATTATATTGTTTTTTTGACATTAGAGTTGATCCCGTTTTTTCTGCCTTGCACGTCTTGAGATTAAAGTTTGCATGCCTCGCAATCTTCTTGTAATTCAACCTCGTGGCCATTTATTTGCACACCATGAAATCCATTGGTTTGTGGTTTTTCGTCCAGCACTCTAGAGCCTTGTTTATTAATTAGGCTGTAGTAGAACGTCTTTAATCCCCATTTGTGTGCCTGCATGAGATTAGTTGCAATTAGTGTAGTTGGAACTTTCTTGTTAGGAAAGTGTGCTGGATTGTAAAAAGTGTTTGTACTGATACTCTGATCAACGTAGGCAGCTAAAACTGCCGCAGTTTTTATGTATCCAATACAGTCTTTTTGGTCCCACATCAATTGATACCTGTTTTTCAGTTTGTGGTATTCCGGTACAACCTGTGTAAATGCGCCGGCCTTGCTTTCTTTGACACTGATCAAACTCATAGGCATTTCTATGCCATTTGTGCTGTTGATAACTACGCTTGAACTCTCTACTGGCGCAATAGCCATTAAGGTTGCATTGCGGACACCGTATTGTTTCATATCACTGCGTAGCGGTTCCCAATCTAGTTCGGGTGTGAAATCAGTGAGCTCTTCTGCTCCCGCTGCACGTCGCTGCCATGGAAATATTCCTTGCCCGTAACGAGTGCGGTCACTGTGTTTGCACTTGCCACGTTCCTTGGCTAGTTCAACAGTGGCTTCTGTGAGATAATAGGCCTGGTGTTCCATCCAGGTTTTAACTTCTGCTAGTGCATCTTTTTCCCCGTAACGAAGTCCCCTCTTAGCGTGCCAGTATGCAAGGTTTGTCACGCCTATGCCCAACGGTTGAATTTCGTCATTCGATAGTTTACTTTGTATACTCAAAAAATCTTGGTAGTCAAGTATATTACAGAGACTGCGGTGAAGAATACGACAGGCCCTACGCATATCTTCAGGATTGCGGAAACTACCCCAATTGATTGATCCAAGAGTACATAAAGCGATACGCCCGTCAACATCATCTAGCCGTTTAAAAGGACGAGTGGGTAAAAGTATTTCACAACACAAATTTGACTGATAGATGGTATGATATTCGGGATCGAACGGGCCTTGATTCATCACGTTGTCGATGAACACAAGATAGATGCGACCGGTATCGGTTCTTTCTTTGAGTATTCCCGACTTGAACACTTCCTCAGCATCCATAGTTTTCTTGCGAAGCCCTGCTTGCCGCTCATATTTTACATACAGTTCTTCAAATAGCGTAGTATCTTGATAGAAAGCTTCATACAGATCAGGCACTTCATTAGGATCGAAAAAGGTTATTTGCTCTCGATTTTTAAATCGTCGCCAGAAGAAACTACTAAGCACAACCCCATAATCCATATGACGGACTCGTGTTTCCTCGGTTCCTTGATTGTTTTTAAGAACAATAAGATCATCAAACTGATGATGCCAAATGGGATAAAATACTGTAGCACTAGCATTGCGGATGCCTCCTTGACTGCATGAACGCAGGTCACCAAACCATTTCTTAAGGAAGGGTATCATGCCTGTATGCATGATTTCGCCGCCCCTAATTGGCGAGCCTAGAGGACGAAGACGTCCAATTTCTAAACCAATACCAGCACGTTTGCTGGCATACTTGGCCATCATTTCGCCCGAAGCAAAAATGCTATCGAGATCGTCATCGCTACGAATGAGCACACAAGAACTAAATTGTTTCGTAGGAGTGCCCAGGCCTGCCAAGACAGGAGTAGCGAGAGTGAAAAGACCGTCAGAGGCCGCCGTGTAATACTCTTTGATGTAACGCATCCTTGCCGAATTAGGTTCTTCTTTATGAAAGACAGTGGCTGCCGCAATAATGTAACGTACTTGCGGAGTTTCATATATTTCCTTTGATGCGCGATTACGCACAAGGTACTTCTCTATCAACTGTTCTATCGCGGCATAGCTGTATTCTTCATCCTTGCTGTGATCTAGCACGTCGTTCATTCGGTTCCAGTCATCTTCAGAATACCATTCTAACAGTTCCGGCGTGTACAGGCCTGTGGCCACATTACGTTTTACGATTTCAAAGAGTGGTGGTGGAGTGTAATCACCGTAGACATCCTTGCGTAACATGCTGATCCGTTGTTTGCCTGCTACGAATTGATAATTTGTGTGTCCGATATCTGGATTGGCTTCTATATCAATAAGATCTACCACGGCTCGCAGAGTGATTTCATCGATTTCTCTAGTGGTAATGCCATCATAAAAATGCGGCTGTGCTTTTATTTCCACCATTGATTGGCTGACATCCGCTATGCCCTGGCATATTTTTGCTACCTGTGCCTGCCATTTTTCGATAGTTAAAGGTTCTTTGTTGCCGTTTCTTTTTATTACTGTGATTCCACTCATATTTTTTCTTTGTTAAGGAATTTATTTACCGGTATGATACTATACTTGCAAGTTTCATCTCTTGCCAAAAAGTCATTCAAAAACAAAGACTTAAGGATTTGCAGTTGCCTGAGAAGATTATATCATTTTGCCAATAATTATAATATAACAAGTTTATATTATGCAAGCAAAATGACTGATCAAGAAGTTACCGAATAGGTAAAATTAAATCGCCCGTTATCAGAGATAGTGCTGTTGGTATAGCTAACCACTATGGTATCTACGCTACCAGATGCATCAGTGTCGACGATAGCTGCATATAACTGAAATGAATCCTCAGTGCCTGCTGTACCTGTGTGATCAAAGTCGTCACTGACCTGTAGATTGCCATTGACGTAGTCTACAGCGATGTGCAGAGTGCCTTTTTTCATTATCGCAGCGCTCGCGGAGTTACTGTAACTTTGATAGACATACCTAACTTCATATGAAGCACTGGCGTAATATGGCAACCTGAACAGTGTGGTCAAAGATGTCTGCTGTGTTACACTGATTGAACGTACAAAATTAGATTGGTGATTTATAAAACCTTCAATGGGCGTAAAATATTTTTTATTAAAATTGCTTTCACTTAGATCATCTGCTCTATCGAACCAGTCATTCTTAGTAGCGTTGCCTTTGGAAATAAATTTCAAATGACTGGATACAGCATTTATATTTGTAGATCCATCGTTGCCAACATTTTTAAATTGATTACTACTGCTTAGGTTGCCTGATCCCGTGCTGATTAGAAATCCTTCTCTATCAATATTTGTAAATCTGCTTGCGGTAACAATATTCTGCCTTGGTCCTAACAATTGTCCGCTACTAAACAAGTCCGTGCCCTGGCCGAAGCTAACACCTCTATAGTGCGTGTCGAACTCACATTGATCCCAAACACAGCGATTTATATCATGTTTGCTAAAGATGCCATAACTTAAACCGCTAATTTTAAATTGAGAAAAATACAACCTTTCGCAGGTTACGATATCACTTACACTCTGTAATTTAACACCTGCGCTATCCGTGTTACTACCACTGAGACTAGTCCAGGTTCCATCTAATTCAATGTCACTAAATCTACTATCCCTAACTGCATTTAACAACATCATAGTTTCAGTAGATGAGGTGCTATGTATGCTAAATCCCTGTAGGCGAATGAACTTAGCTTGGTTATTATAAGTTACAGTTGCCCCACTTAGACTATTGTTATATGATCCTATAGTGCTCGTGTCGTTGACAAATATAAAAGCTGTTTCTGAGTGTAGATGTTTAAAAATGGTCTTGCCTACACCGGCTCCTACTATATTACAATAGCTGGGAATGTACAATGGACTGCTAAGATTATAAGTGCCTGCTGGCACTTCTATGATTATTCTACTATCTGCTCCTGTGATGGTAGCAGGATTGAGATAAAGTTGATCTATTGCACGTTGTAGTGCTGCGGTATTATCGGTCGAACCGTCTCCTATCGCGCCAAAGGCAAGCACGCTCACACGTTCGTCCAATCTCTCCTGGATGCTACGTTCAATTGGAAAATTAATATCACTGCCGGTCTGAACACTGCTACCAACAAATGATTTATAGGTATATTGATCTATTAGGTCTAATAGATTGTCGTGTTCAGTTAATACTTTGGTGTTACCTACGTAAGGTGCACCCTCGGAAACTGCTCCGTTGCCGACGAATAGTTCTTGTGAATCGATCGCCCACGCCAGTTCGCCGCTGGCTAGTTGTGGCAGTCCAGAACCTTGATTCTTCTGCCCTCTTCGTATTTGAATCCTGCTAATTTGCACTACGGCCATAGTATCACCCTATATGTGATATTTATCCGTATCTATTGTAGTACTCCTGTACTCTATCACACCAACGTTCAGTCCAATATTCAAAATCTTTGGATTCTAAAACAAACTGTTGATATATAGGTTCCCCCCATTGTCCCGGTGCAATTTCAGGTGGTTTCACACACATCATGATTACACCTTTACGGATGTTAGTTCCATGTACTTCGTTATGTGCCAGTGCGTAGGCTGTGAGTTGTAGAAAATAGTCATCAATCCATTCTAATTTCTTTGGCTTGTTAGTTTGTTTAAAATCTAAAATGCTTTGTTCGCCTAAGTGAACACCCACACAGTCAGTAGTGCCGGCGTAGAGATCTGGAAAATACAACGGGACTTCTGATCCCCAAACTTCATCAATAAAAGAAAATCCACTGACAATAACTTTGCGAGCCATTTCCAGGCTTTGTTGTGCATAGGGATTGGTCACAGAACCAGGTAAGGTTTCTCCCTTGATATGTTTTTCCAAATAGGTATGCATCCGTGTGCCGCGGCCAGCAGCTTCTGCAGTGATTTGTTTGGCTTTTTCTTCGCCTACACTGGCTTTCCAACGAGCCAAGGCTTCCCTGGCTTCTTGTGGCTTTGTTTTATCTAAGATAGTTGTAACACTGGGTACCCTGCTGCCTTCTGGGGTGCGGTATAATCTAATACCGGTTGATTCATCTCGTGACAGTGGCTTATAATTATATTTTTGAATTAATAACGACATAGATTGATTATACTATATTATATATAGTATGTCAACCTTGCCTCTTTGCTGTTGCTGATTTTGCCATCTGGCTTACTTTGCTTTGACCTGCTGCTCCGCTAGTGGAG